GAAGATGTGTTTGAGTAAGACTTTGTTGGATATCTACCTCTACCACATAATCTAAACTTTACTTTAGAACTCTCCTTGTACTCAGGTCTTAAATTCTTCATATATACTTGTAAGTCTTCTAATTCTGTAGAATCTAGTGCAGATAGTGAGCCCGTACTCCATTTTGTATCAAACCATTCAACTTCTAATTTTGGTGGATATATTGTATTGGTTTGTCTTGAGAAGAATTTAAAATTACCCAATTTGTCTTGACTTCCTTCATCAGTATTTGTATCTAAATTCTCAAAACTACCACTTCTTTTTACTATAAATCCGTTATTAGGATATGTACCATCTAACCATTTGTTCATTATAGGCGTTACATCCATCCTCATATCATCAGAACCATACTTAAAAGATTGTGATGCGTAAACATCTACATGCCATGCACCACCTTGTTCTTCACCCGAAGAACCACTCCAAGCTGTTTTTAAAATCTGACCATCTCTATACTGCCAACTAGCTCCTTCTGTTGTAACTGGACTATCACTAAAAGTTCCTTGTCCCTCAACCCAACTCTGACTTATAGGATAAGCAAATAATGATTGACTTGTATTTAGTTCCTCAGAACCCGCATCGTACAAATTGAGGTAGAACTTTCTATCTGATGATATTGTACCATTTACTATTGATGATGATATTTCATTTAAATCAAATTTTATAAGTATACGAGAAACATTGATGTTTCCACCTGAATTACTCATAGTTTTTTGTATTTCTAATATCTCATCCAAACCAGCATTACTACTACCACTAGCTTGATATAAAGTCGTATCTATTTCTGGAAAAATAAAATAATGCATTAGTTACCTCCCGATGAATTACCAATTACTCTACCTTCAATATCCACATTTGGAAATTTAAGTTCAAAGCAACTTGGGTCTAGTGATGGATAAACAACTCCATCCTTTGTAGCACCTACTATATCGTAAGCATTTCCTGAGTAACCACCACTAACTTTAAACTTGTTAGTAATTAATACAGAATGCCCATTCGGATTGTCTTCCTCCGGCGGTACGACAGCAGATACACCATCAACTAAAGATAATTGATAAGTTAAATCAGCTAATACAATAGGTTGTCCTATTTGCCATTTATCAATATTAAAAAAGTCTCTGACTTTTTGTATTGCTCCCAATACAACTTCTTCTTTATTATATCCAACTTTTGTTAATAGATTAAATTTTACACCAATGTTTATTACAAACGCGTCTTTTATATTTACAGCATCAGTAACCATTCTAAACTGAGTTAGATAAGTCTGTACATTTTCTTTTACTGCTTGATTTACTGTAGTTAATTTTTTACCCGCATCAAAACCTAAAAGATACATATTAAGAGCTAATGGGTTTGCTATACGAGCATCTGCATTAGCACCTGATTTACTATCTAATTGACTATCTTGTACGACATAGGCCTTTGCGACATTACCAAACTTAGGTGGTAGAGCATAAACTCTTGTAATATAGTCTTCTTTGGTAACCGCTCTTTGTTGAGCTTGAAAGTAAGCTAAAGCATTATTTTTTACTTCTATAATACTCTCTACACTTCTTCCACCAGCAGCTGGTAGTGGATTGTTTATAGCTATAGAAGCTCTAGTAGTACTGACAAGTGCAGCATTAAGTCCCGTATCATCTAATTCCACATTAGCAACTTGAACACTTCTAATACTATTAGCTCTAACATTACTATTAATACCACCACCATATCTATATTTAATAGTTAATTGAGTATTAGATGGAGCTTGTCCATATGCTTTAGTTGCTAAAAAATTAGAAGGATCAAATGCTGTATTTAAATAAGTCGGTGAACCTGGTAAAGAAGAACCAACACTATCTGGATTAGGAACTATCTCCTCATCAGGATTATCTGATGTTCCAGCACCAAATCTTAATTCTGTTCTATTATCTTCTCTAATAAAAGTTGTAAATCTTCTTGATGTTTTTAAAAGTTTTAGTAGATACGGAGCTTGGTCACTGTATATATTGAGTTGGTCATCATTCTCTGCTTTATTTTCCATATCTGTGAACACTGTATCTTGAGCTAAGAAAGGAACTTCATACCAATCATTACCATCACTATCTTTACAAGAAAGTATTTCTAAAACATTTTGATTTGATAAAGCAATTCTTTTATATTTTTCAGCTGCATTAAAAGTAAAAAACTCAGTTGCAACAGTTCCACTTGATGCCCTTACACCTTTTTTAAGTAGATATGTAACAGGTATGTTACCAGAACTCTCATAAACACTTATAGTCATCGGGTCATAAGAACTTGAAAATTTAAAATTACAATCTTCGGTTGTTATAAAAGATACTCCTGTATCTGATTGTATTTCCATTCCGGCTTTTAAATTCATAGCATAGTTTAAGTCAGGTTTAGTGTTGTAACTATCACCAGCGCCACTTGATATTGCTGGTACTGTTTGGAATACATCGATATCAGTCGTAGAAGCTGAAGATAATTTTGGTTTATATCCTAAAGACTGAGCCATATTATAAACTGTTCTTTTCTCTTCAGCAAATGCCAGTAGACTTTCTTTAAATTGATTATCTACATAGTATGAAAGTACATCACCAACATAAGATGCCATTTCAATGAACATCATACCAGGTGATGATTCGTTAAAATCATTATACTGATTTGGAAAGTATATCTTAGTAAATTCTATTAGGTTATCTTTGAAAGATGTAAAATCCTTGTTTAGATATCTAACTTCTTTTACTGACTTTTTCTTTACTGAATACGGCATTTAATTTCTCCTATTTACCCACCACTCAATGGTAAATCGTGTGGGTCTAATGCTAATGCTCCTGTATAGGTTGACAAATCTAATTCTAAATTTTCTTCTGATGTTAAATCTACATCTAACGTAAATCTTATATTTACAATAGCTCTATTTATATTGAGATCTGAAAATTTTGTTTCAATACTTACAATATTTATGAATGGTAAAAACTCACTCATAGCCCCTCTAATTTCTTCTTCAACCCTACTTTCTAAATCTGTGTTTTCTTGTGAGAAAGCTAGTGAAAGTAAATTTGTTCCAAATGTAGGATTACCTAACCTCTCACCTTTATTAGTAAGAAGAAGATTTTTGATATTAGATTTAGCTTGTTGTAAAGCAGTTTTAGTTCTTTTAAAAATTCCCTCTGAACTCACATCCAAAGGTAACTCTAAACCAATATATGTATCTTCATTTAAATCGTTTTCAATTACACCTGCCATTATAATTTACCATCTTTCTTTTTTAATGCGTTCATCACACCCCTATAATCTTTTGTTAAATCACCCATTACATCTTGTACTGCTTTATTTGATGTATCGGCACCAGCTGCTTGGGCTGTCTGCATAGCTCCCATCTTTCTTTTCTCTTCCGCACTACCTAACATTCCACCATAACCCATAGCATCTGCCATTCTTGTACTATCAAAAGTCTTATTACCCATTGTTGGATACTCTTCGAACTCATCTCCTTGAGCAGTTTCATTTAGTATCTTATTTAGTGTTGGATTTTTAGTATAACTTACTTCTTCAGGTTTAGACTTTTTAGGAACAGGTTTAGATAATACTTCAGGCACATCATTTACATTACTAGATATAGCCTTAGCTCCTTCACTAATAAGTATCTTTCTTACCTCTTTTTGTACCTCTTGTTTAACTATTTCTCTAATTAAACCTACGATTTTTTTAGTATTCGACATGATAACTCCTATTTATTATAAATATTAAGAATTTAATTTTCTCTCTCTTTGCTCACGCAAAGCTTTCTTTTTTTCTTTTTCTTGTTTAGCTTTTTTCAACTTTAACTTAGTTTCTGAAATAAAGTTTTTAAAATTTTCTATTAGACTTGGTACTACATTCAAAACATTTTCTGCTTCTTCTTCTTCTTTCTTTACTTTTTCTATAACAAATTTTTGAGCAACTGCTACAGCAGCTGCAGCTGGATTTAAAGCAGATGATATGGTACTTGCTTTTTCAGTAGCTTGAGCGGCAGCTCTAGCTGCTTTTAAGCTCTTTAAAACAGCACCAACTGTCTTAACAGTATCTTGAATTGTTTTTACCTGTTTTTCTGCTGTTTCTATTTGGTTAAGTACTTTTTTAATTTGCTCTCCTTGTTCTCCACCTTGTCTAGTATTATTGACAATAGTATCTACTTTTTTTTCAATATCTTTTTTTGGTAAATCAAATACACTTTGTACAGCGCTTTTTAATTTGTCTGATATAGCACTCATAATTATCCCCTTACTCCTGCAACTTGAATTATTGGTTGTACTTCAGCATCAACATCATTTATTTCAGTTATTTCTTCAGATTGATTTTCTGTAATGTAAACCGTATCACTTAATATCTTAGGTAAAATATTAAATTTAATATCTTGTACTTCATCTAACATAACTTTTGAAGCGTCACCCACTTCAGCTATACCAGTAGCATTTGATACAGAATTACAAAAACCATTTAAAGAGGAAAATAATTTCTCAAATAAATCTTCTAATTGATTTCCCAAAACCATAGGATTAGTAGATTCAGCATCACCTAATGATATTCTACCACCAAAAGCATTTAAACCTAATTCTAAATTTATTTCTTCATTAGCTGATAAGTTTAGGTTTCTTCTAGCAAACATGTGTATGTCTGTCTTTTTAGAATTAAAAACTAATCTATCAGAATTGAGTGTAATCATATCACCATCTAACACATCAGGAGTTGTTAAGGTTTGTACTGCAGGTATTAGAACATCGACCTCTTTTGCTAAACCTGATGTCATAAAAATAGAGGAACCATCCGCATTTATATTTTGTACATGCGGGTAATGTTCGTCAGCTACTGTTTGTGGTAAAACTGATTGTCTATTCGTAATCTTTACATCGGGATACAAATAAAAAGGATCACTACCAAATTTTATAGCTTGACCAAATCTACCATTAAAAACTACATCACCATATTCACTCAACAAATTTCTATTAAACTCTGTTGTTCTACTTGTAACTCTTGGGTCTGTAAGAGTATTATTAGCTAGGTTCATATTCACATGATTTTTTAAATTTAAAGGTTGGTAGTAATACATTTGACTTCCATGCTTTGCTATGTTTACAACCTCTCCGATTAAAGGGTATGCTACCATGTGGGGAGAAAGTGGTTTTATATAATCATCAATAACATCACCATCACTTTGACTCTCAATAAATCTAGCTTTAATTGTACCTAAGTAAGAATAGTCTGGCATTTTTCCATCACCACCAGTTATATCTTTTCTTGGTAAGCTCTTTGGGTCTAAAAAAACATCTGTTACTACGGCAGGCTCTAACTCATAGAACTCTACAGCTTCATCAATGTTATCCTTTACTATCTGATAAACATCATCATAAGTTGTAAATCCACCACCATCTGTTCTTCTGTTTTTATTTTTTTTACTTTTAAAAAATGGCATTAATTTTCTACCCTTTTAATGTCATCTGTTATTTCGTCTGAATGACTTTGTAAGTCTGTAGCAGCATCTTCTATCGCTCCCATAAGTTGTTCTTTTTCAGCTTCAGATAAACCGAACTCTTCTTCAGAACCACCCTTACTTTCAGCGGCTATTATACGCTGTACGATAGCAGCTACCTTTACTAATTGGTCATCGTTTTTAACGTTGATTTCTAAATATTCTTTTAACATGGGGATAATTTGCACAGCAGTATCACCATCTTTTATAAAACCAACAACCTCTTTCATAAGAACTTCTAATTGAGTCTTATTTGTTTTTGTATTTTCGTAAATATCTTGAAATAAACCCGACAAGGATTTACCCTCAAATATTTCATAATCATTAGCCATATTGTACCTCATTGATATTTATTGGAATTGTTGTTATATATAAATATTCAACTTTAAAATTTTAATAAAAATATTATAAGGCACAAAAAAAGGGAGTAAAAACTCCCTTTTTTGTTTATTCGTTGACTATCGAGCCGGTGTGGCTAACATCAACAGTCCCGTATCTATCAAACTCATACTGTAACCTTTTGTTATATTTTTTCATAACATTAATTATACGAGTTATATGTTGAGTATTAGAACCCGTCATCTCACGAATAAGAATATACAGAGCTTTCTTATTAAAGTTTTCTATATTCTCTTTTATACGAAAGATATGTAATACAGAATCAGCAACCCTAATATCTTTATCCCTACGAAAAATATTAGTTAGATTAGTATCCCAAAACCTGTGTAGCTCGTCAACAAAAAGAACAGACTTTTCAGCAGTTTCTGTAGTTGTACTCTCACCCATAAGATTTCTTTTATAGTCTAATACATCCATCTGAGAGTGTATCTTACCCATCTTGTAGTTCTTATTGTTGTGGAGTATAAGATAGTTCTTAGCTACGATACTAAAGTAGGAGAACGCTTTACCTTTACCTTCTTTAAACTTATGCATATTCATAACCATAAATGAAACCACCTCATGTTTTACCTCAATGGATGAAACATCAAAGTAGTAAAACTTAAATGTATGAATTATATTCTCAGCTAACTTATCAAATGCTTTGTGAATATGTTCATTGTAGATAATATTCTTTAATCCAGCGTCATCTGTTTTGTTATAACGGATTATAGCTTTCTCGGTTCCTTGATTAAAATAATAATTTTTACCTTTCTTCTTTCTTTTACGTTTTCTTTTAACTACTGGTTTTGGTTTCTTAGTTGCGATACTTGATGTAACTGCTGTTGCCATTATTGTTCTTCTCCTTTGAATCTGTTTAATTGACTTACTGTTTTTTTAATTTGTTCGAAGATTACACCTGTTTCATCATCTGATTCAAATGAACCTTTGTAGTCTATTAGTGTAAGCTCCGATTGTACTTTATCTATTATGTTCATGAAATTTGTTATCCAATCTTCTAATGCTTCTAACTTCGTATTTAAATTCCATATTACATAACAGGAAGCTACGAATAAAATAACCATAAATGCAAGAACTATTTCTAAAAACATTACTTGTCTCCAAAAAGTTCATCAAAAAGGTCTTGTGATTTCTCACTCATCTTTGCTGATGGTTGTGGTTTTTCTTCTGTAACTACTGCTTTCTTAAACTTGTTACTCACTTCTTCATCTGCTCGTTTCCACTCGTCACCTTCAATGTGAGTAGCCATCATATCCGCCTGATGTAGTATGTAAGCAATATTAGACTTTAAAGACCAATCAGGATTGTAAGACATGTAATATGTTTTATTAGCTTCCTCATACATACCATCGGTCAATCTCAATCCAATGTATTCCCATTCGGTCATTGGTATTTGAAAATGTCCTAGTAAAAATATTGCTCTATCAGTAACAGACATGTATTGAAGTTTAGGATTATGTTTGAATATAGAGCCTTGATTTTTTCTATGCCAGTCTGAGTCTTGTGGTATATAATAATCCTCTTCTAAATCACCAACCTTACCTAAGTCGTGATGCATAGCAGCAAAGATTAGTTCTTCATCTGTGAAGTTAATTTCAGCACCATTGGATTCCCATAACTTTTTGATTTGAACAGCGCAATCAGTTACATGTAGTACATGCTCTACATATCCACCCACCATAGCATTATGATAATGTGCTTTACCACTAGCAGGTGCTATCGACATTCTATTCTCAAAGTACTTATACATCTTTAGGAGTTTTTCTTTACGCTCTCCTTCAAATGTATCCTCAATAAGTTTCATTAACTTATTCCAATTATCTACAATTTGTTTTTCTGTAAGTTGTTTCATGTTATAACCTATCCTTTATGTTATTGATTACTGTCGTGTTATCTACGGCAGTTTGTCCACTATAAACAACTGCCCCATCTAATTGAATTTGATATTTAGCATTATTTATAGCATCTTTTATACCCATCATATTAACACTAGCATCAGACCATTCATTAATTATTTCTGATTTAAGACTATTAGCTTCTGTTCTAAAGTCTGTATTATATATTACTGTAACTAACATTATCTAACCTCATACCCATATTTAGTTAATTTGATTGTTGGCTCTTGTCTAAGCCTATTTCTATATATGTTAAATGGTATTCCTCTACCCCAATTAACATATTCTAATATTTCTCTTTTTGTTACCGAACCTCTTTTGTGGATGTAATCAAATACTTTCTTATATCCTTCGGTTTCTTCTTTTACCATTTTTAATTTTTTCTCTGCTTCTACAAAATGATTATTGTATTGTTTTATAATCTCTGCCCAAGAATTTTGTTTTCCCAAAGTTTCTGATTTTATAGAATACAATTTTCTATATTCTCCATCATCCAATATATTATTCATTTCTTTTATAAACTCATCGTCTTTTCTGAAGTATATTCCAGCATCTTTAGCATATTGTGAATAGTAATCAGCATCATAAAAGATGTAAGGTACACCAACTGCCATACCATCAGAAGCAGAGTTAGCCCAACCTGTATGGTGTGATTGTCCACACGCACCAACCCAACACTTAGATAGTTCTGTAAAGTATCCTTGTCTATCAAACTTTTTGTTATAGATATAATCTCTATCCATTGTATCAGCAAGAGGAACCCATGATATAAAATTTTTTCTTTGTTCCCATAACCTATCCATCTGTTGTAAAAACCAAGGATAACTTTTATAACTATTAGCTCTATGATTCCATACAATTATCTTAGGTTCTGTCTGTGGTTTTTTTCTTGGGCCCTCTACGTTATCCCAACCACGAGGAAGAGGTTGTATACTATCTTTTAATGACTCTACATCTCCATCTGGCAAACAACTTGGTGCGTGTTCTATAATAGTGTCTTTTACTGCTTGTGAGTTTACACCACAAGTATTCATAGACATTAAACCAGCATAATGATGTCTAAGCAAACTTGATTCGTAGCCTGTTGTCTTTGGTATTTCTATATAAGCATCATATCCAAATATAATTGGTCTACAATTAGTTAGATTGTAAAAGTGATTTTCTAATAGTAGTGTATGTTCTGGTAAATAAGTGTATACAAAATCCCAATCTTTATTTTTGTAATCAGTTACTTTTTTAAAATCTCTCGTATCAAAGTGTTGTCTCATATCATTTGGGTATGTAGGCCAATAGTATTCTACTTGGTCTACATTATGATGTTCAAAACCAGATATTATTTCAGGAGTCAAAATAGTAAAGTGTATATCCTCTCTTAGTTTAGAAAGGTGCTTTAATATATTAGACATAATAATATAATAGCTATCCTTAGTAAAATCTTTTTGAAAGGTTATATTAGGATATACTAAGCATCTGAAAGGATATTCTTTACCCTCATCGGCATCTTGAAAGAAGTTGTTCATTAAGAAGCCTTTTTTACATTCAGACTTACATATTTTTTTACCTTATTTTCTTGATGCTCTAATTCTACAAGTTCATATTGAAAACCCAATGCGTGAGAAAGCATATCTAACATATAAGTCTGACGCTCTCTCCCGTCTTTAGAATTATCCCACCATTCAAATGTAGTTCTATCTTTGTAACCAAATTTTACAAAAATCACAAGTTTCTTTTTTATGGGTAATATATTATCTTTTGAATCTTTGAAATCAGTTCCGACAGGCCTTACTACTTTGAAATAGCCGTTGAGAGCTTTATGAAAATTGAAGTTACCGGCAGGTAAAACCTGAACGATTGTGTTGCCATCAGCTTCTGCCAATCTAATTCTTTTATCCAATTCCGGCTTCCATTTAGCAGCGCCCCAATCTCTAATACCTGAACTCATAGCTTTTGCTTTTCCATCTTTTATATTCTTAGCAACTTTCTTAATAGCACTGTCAACAACGGATGGTGCTAAGTTAGTAATACCCATCACTAAGTCTCTGAATGTATCGCTATTGCAATATCCCTCATCTCCATCTACTAATATTGTAATCTGATGTTCTAAATCTTCTTGAGTTTGGTTATGTTGTATTTTATCCTCTCTTTTATTTAATCCACTACCAACTAAAATAATTTCTCCACTACTAAGTTGTTCGTAATCTTCACGAGGAATTATTCGTACAGGAAGTTTTTTTACTACACCACTTTCATCGGCTGCGCCAAGTGTAGTGTTACCATCAAGTATAAAATCTTGACTATTTTCTCCATAGTGTTCGAGTATAGTCACAGGTTCTACATTATCATCAATCACTCCGTGTTTTTTCTTAAATATTGATGCGAGTGGTTTTTGGTCTACATCTGAAAGTCTTACTTGAATCCTCTCCATATTGATAAGTACATCAACCCTCATCATTTTACCTTTGGTAAAATCTCCGTCATTAATACGTTTTAGTAATTTTTCTACTTCTTCTTTTCTTGGTTGAGATGATATTTTTTTAGATGGA